ATGGTATGTGTTTTGGGATTACTAGGAGCAGTTGAACAAAATAAAGATACTTCACAAGCACATTCAAGTAAATTAGAAACTACATATCTAATGGTTGATCCAGGAACTCATTAGAAATTTATAAATTATTTTTCAAGACGCTACTACTAAGTAGCGTCTTGAGTGCTTTTTAAGGGGTATGCATTTTTGAGAAACGTTACAAAAATGCACAGTTTGTTAAAAAAATCACATATTAATCGGGATGGAGGAGTTCGTATTGTTACTAAGTGGCGAAGAAAAAATAAAATCAATGATTAAATATTTATTAGGAGATAAAGTCTCAGAAAATGATACTCTTCATGCTTTAAAAGAAATACATAAACAAGGATTCATTACTGACAATGAATTAAGCGAAGTGATGCAGCAAATGGAACCAAAAAAAGGACTAGCCTCATGCTAATCCTTTTTTTCTTGTTTTAACATTCTTTGGATAGCTACTTCTAAAAGCGCTTTGACGCTTTCGATCTCCTCAGGAGACAGCTTTCTTCCATCCCAATGCAATTCATCACTTTCAAATATTTCTTTTATATTATTGCTGCTTTTAATGGAAGTATCGCTTTTACCGAATAAGTAATCAATGGGAACATTGAAGAAATCAGCTAATTTTTCAATGTTCTCGCGTGAGGGGATTTTTATCCCTTTTTCATATTTGGAAATAGTTTGCTTGCTGACACCAATATTTTCACCTATTTTTTCTTGTGTTAGTTTTCGTTCTTTTCTTAAGTCGAATATTCTCTCCCCTATGATATTCATCTATAACATCCTTTCACGCTACTTGTAAAAAAAGTATCTAGTTTAAATGTAACAATGAGTAGCCCTAATGGCAACGTAAAAATAAAAAATAAATTTTTGGAAATAAAAAGTTGCCTTTAGGGCTACTTTTGGTTATACTAAGTTTAGAAGTTGAAGGTGGTGACTTAAAATGCTAAATACACAACGAATTAAATCTCTAAGACAAAAAAATGGTTATTCTTTAGAATATGTTTCAAAGGCTTTAGGTCTGAAATTCAAACGTTCTTATCATAACGTTGAAAAAGGAGAATCAGGATTATCGGTAGAGAAATTAAAAAAACTTTCGGAACTTTATGGTGTATCGATTAGTGATCTAATAAAGTAAGAGAGATTTTTTTTACAATCAAAGTCGCCCTGTAGACTACTGTTAAGGGCGACGTTATAAGATAGTATATCCATATTTAAACCTAAAAGAATGATTGGAGTGAAAAATATGTACCAAATAAAACAACTACCATTCTCAATGAAAGCGGAGGATGTACAAGAATTTTTAAACATTTCTCGTTCATCGGCATACGCGCTGATGAAGCGAAAAGATTTCCCTACAATCACTATCGGTAAAAGTAAAAGAGTAAAGGCAGAAGATTTTCTTAATTGGTTTGAAGCACAAAAGGGAGGAGCAAATGTTAGTTAAAACCAAACTTCGGACTTTTAACAAAACTATCTTTTGAGATATAAGGAGGTGATTTAGTGGAAGATACAACATCGTTAGTTATATTTGCTATGTTAATCGCATGTGGTTCATGGTTGCTTTACATCACTTACGAACCAATAAAACAATGGGCTTGGAGTGATGTAAAACAAAATAAAAAGACCCATAGCAGTGGGTCCTTTACAAAAAAATAAGTTGTTATAAGTATATCACAGAAAGCAGGAAAATAGTATATGGATTTAATTGAATATCAAGTGCTATTACCTGATAAGTTCTGGGATTTAGCAAGAAGTGAAGATGAATTGAACAAGATTATTGAACAGTATTTCAAAGCTGGTTATCCGCATTATGAAATTCAACGAATTATAAAAAGTGGACAAGCACATATTGCGGTTTGCATAAGGAGGTAAGGACTATGTCTGAAGTAAACGTAAAATGGATTAAACTTTCAACTACCATGTTTGAAGATGAAAAAATTAGAATTATTGAGAGCATGCCCGAAGCAGACACATTATTAATTATTTGGGTCAAGTTACTAGCTCAAGCAGGAAAGATAAATGCAAGTGGATACATCTTCCTAAATGAAAATATCCCTTATACGGAAGATATGCTAGCAACTATTTTTAATAGGCCATTAAATACAGTTCGGATGGCACTAAGCACATTTCAAAAATTTGGAATGATTCATATCGATGAAAATCATTACATTAATGTTGTTAATTGGGGAAAACATCAGAGTTTAGATAAGTTAGAGCAAATTAAAGAACAAGATAGATTACGCAAACAAAAGCAAAGAGCAAAACAAAAACAATTGAGGTTAGGTGTGTCACGGGACAGTCACGGGACAAGTCACGATGATGTCACGGACATAGATAAAGATTTAGATAAAGATTTAGATAAAGATTTAAAAGAAAAACATAGTCCTGAAATAATCCAGGACAACGGTCAATCTCAATCCATTCCATATCAAGAAATTGTTGATTATCTCAATATAAAAGCAAAAACCAATTATAAACATACATCTAAAAAAACACGGGATTTAATTAAAGCACGATGGAGAGAGGGATTCGTTTTAACTCATTTTCAACAGGTAATTGACATCAAGGTTGCACAATGGATCGATAATACAGAAATGTGTGGATATCTGAGACCAATCACATTATTTGGAACTAAATTTGAAAGTTATTTAAATGAGAAACCTGTAAAACGAAAAGGAACAGTTAAAGGGGGTTCGAATCATGGAAGCTCTAAATCAGGTGATGACGAGGATTTTGAATACATCGGCTTGTGATGATAAGGAAGAAGGTTATGAGTGTCCCGATTGTAATACATTTATACTTGCTGTTTCTGTAGAAGTACCAGAGTTGAAGATAAAACGAAAAGTGTTTCCTACATGTGAATGTGTGGTAGCTAGAGAAGAAGCTAGAATTCGAGAAGCACAAAATTTCGCCAAAAAGCGTGAGATTGATAAGTTGTTTAGTATCAGTAATCTCGGTGAACGGTTTAAGAAATCCACATTTGAAGCATTTAGAGAAAGAGAAGGGTCTGTAACCGCTGGGCAAATTGCAAAAAAATATGTGAATGAATTTAAGAAATGGAACGGAGAGTCGCTCATGATTTGGGGCGAACCAGGTAATGGGAAAACACATTTAGCAGCAGCAATTGCAAACGAGCTTTCAAAACAAGGATTTATTGTTGTATTTCAAAGTGTACCAGAGTTATTACAACGTATTCGAAGTACATTTAACAGCGATAACAAAGAAAATGAAACACAAATTATGCGAGCTCTTTTGGAATGCGACTTACTTATTTTAGATGATATTGGTGCAGAAAAAACAACAGAGTGGGTAGAAGAAAAATTATTCAATGTGATTGATGGTCGGTATCGCAAAGAATTACCTACATTATACACAAGTAATTTACGACCAAAAGAATTACAAGAACAAGTAGGGAAACGTTCTTATGATCGTATGGTTGAAACAAGTTTAACTATAAAAAATGAAGCAACAAGTTATCGCCGGGAAATTGCGAAACAAAGATTACAAGCTTTTGGAGGGTGAGTATATGAAAGATGTATTGCTTGATAAAAAGCGAGCTTTTATGGACTTCCTGTTAAGGAACGTCTTATCAAAAGGTGATGAAGGGTATCGGATTATATACACATTTAATAAATATGAACGCTTCGCAAAACGTGTTCAATTTGTTGAAGATGCTAAGGCGTACGCATATGCAATTAAAATTTCAGAAGAATCTTTAGGGGATAACGAGTTCTTATTTTTAAAACGGGATGACATTATCCTGCATAGTTTCAGTGCATTTGAGCATTTTGATGAGAATGGAGAGGACACGATTTACATTCAAATAAATTTCACAGGTAAATACAGCAATAAATTGTATCTGGCAGTAGTTGAAGATGATTGTACACTAACGCCATATCTTACTGAAGAAGACCATACCGAGATTGATCAATTGCTTAAATATCAACTTATCGATTATGCACTTGATACGAAAAATGAACAAATGTTTCGTGAACTAGTTTCAAATTAAGGGGGAGTTAAGGATGAAAAACACAGGTATTGTAAGAAAAGTCGATGAGTTAGGTCGTGTAGTAATTCCAGTAGAGTTACGCAGAACTTTGGGTATTGCTGAAGGTACTGCACTAGACTTTCATGTTTATGGAGAAAATATCATTTTGAAAAAACAAGAAAAGTCATGCTTTGTAACGGGAGAGGTGTCTGAATCTAACATTGAATTGTTAGGTGGCCGAATGTTTTTGAGTAAGAAAGCTGCAAGTGAGTTACTGGATCTTCTTCAAAAGAATGTGACGGAAAATGCCTAAACAACTAAATATTTTTGATGTAGAGCCAGCGATTTGTGAGTTCGATGTAATGAAAGCAAATGTAAAGAGGGGACCTGGTCGGGTTACATATGCAGATGTACGTGTTCATGTTCCCAAGAACGCTAAATGCACAGATGAATTACCACGTACAACTAAACAAGATGATCGTTATGACATCTTTGAACACTATACAATAGCAATTTGGAGATTTCAACGAGCTGTAGATAAGTTTTTTAATTGGGATGCAGCTGAAGAATTGTGTAAGGCAGCAAGGGATAAAAAAGAAATAATACCGGTACGGATTTACTTAGGAAGTGGATTTAAGCCAGATGTTGTCGAGTACATGAAGTGAGAAAAAGGGAGAGGAACATATGAAGAAAGAAATCGATGTTACAAGTAATAAAGTATATGTGGTTACGGATGGGAAAATCCTTTCTTTTGACCCACCGGCAAGTGGCTTTGGTGAACAAGTTGTAATTTGGGTTAACGGTAAAGTTGGTCATGTTAAAACTACCTCCAATGAAATGATAAAGTAATTAGCTTTTTAAGGGAGTGTTTAAAATGTCGGCTTTTAAAGTACGAATCGCTTTAGAAGAAGTGAATTTTTTATGGGATCAAAGAGAGGTTCTCCAGTTTCGAGAACTTTGGAATAATAACTACACACTTTTAGAGATTTCGAAAAGGTTTAAAAGAAAGCAAATAGAAGTAGCGGCACTTATTTTAGATCAAGTGGATAAATTTAAGATCCGCAAAAGAAAAATGGGTTTAGGAGATATTGGCGACAAGAAAGTTCGGAATAAAAAGAAAAAAGAAATGCCACTATATGTTTACATTGCTTTAGAAGAGGTGAATTTTATTTGGAATGAAAACGATATAGAGCTTTTTAAGGATCTTTGGATGAAGCAGCTTGGTATTGAAGAAATAGCAAACAAATTAAGAAGGCATCAAATTGAAATAGCAACATTAATATTGGATCAGTTCGGTTTAGAATACATGCTTAATTGTTTAATAGATACGAAAAAAAGAGTAGCGTAATTAAATTAGTGAGGGAGCGAATGGAAATGAACTTAACTAAAATATTTGGAATGCAAAAGGTATTGGATACAAGAATTATTAAGGAACATGGATTAGAAGGCAAAAATTTATTTTACAATATGATCCTTGCTTTACAAGTTGAAATAGGAGAGCTTGCAAATGAAACTAGATGTTTTAAGCATTGGAGCAATAAAGGGCCAAGTGAAAAAGAAGTTATTCTGATGGAATATGTTGATGGTTTACATTTCATAGCTTCATTAGGCAACGGTATCGGCTTTAATCCTAATGAATATAGTGCGGAATTTTTAAAGCACAACGCAAATGTTTTTTCTGCAAGTTCGTTAGTCAGTCAATTTAACAATGTATATGAAGCTGTATCGGAATTTCGTGCAACTCAAGACATTGATCTTTATGAGGAATTATTGTACTCGTTCTTAGGTTTAGGTAAGAAATTAGGATTCACATTTGAAGAGATGGAGCAAGGTTATTACAAGAAGAACGAAGTAAATCATCAACGTCAGAATAACGGGTATTAAGCGATGAAAGGTATGTGCATAGATGTGGATCATTCAGCTTTACTGGGAATAAATGAAGAATATTTTTTATTCCCAGCTAAGCCTAATCATTACTATGTCAGCAAATTTGATCGTAAGGAATCGCATTTTGGATGTTATCCAACAGAGAGGTTTAAAGTGGTGGAGAGCGAGGTTTTGACACCAGAACCGCAAATTAATATGCCTAATTTAGATGAAAGTAAATTCTATAAAGCTCAATTAATTTGGCGAACAAAAGGCTATAAAGATAAACCGCTTAAGGATTACATTATAAATCCTACAGGTACACATTGTTTCTTCTGGCATGATCCAGAACGTAAAAAATTATGTGGATGTTTTCCGATACATTGGTTTGCTAATTTTGAGGAATTAGCAGAAGAACTAGAAGAAGTTAAAGAAACACCAAAGCAGGAATCCGTTTCATTGTTAGAAAGACCGGATGGGCAACTAGAATTCTTTTAAAATCTGAATTTAATTAATAAATGAGTTTTGCAATGAAAAGAGCCATGAGTTGTGAAGGCTCATGGCTCATTGTATAAGGGTAAAGTCGTAATGACTTTATAAATAAATAATATCACGGATATCCAAATAAATACAATAAAAGTAAATTAAATGGTATAAAATTTGAATTTTGTAAGAAATGGAGTGAATAGTTTATGACAGATGAAATGAAAAAGAACCTTGAATTAAGAGGGGAAATAATTGACTTAGGTTATTCAATTTCAGGAGATATTGACCACGCTGAATGTTTTTATGATGAAGATATGTTAAAAGATTTTTGTGAGTCTTTAGATAGAATGAAGAAGCTTGCAGTAGATTACTATAACTCAAATAAAGAAGACGAGTAACATAAATTTAGAAATATAACAAAAGCGTTATTTTAATCGGAATGGCAGATGATTGACCAAATCACCTGCCAAGTGCCTAAACAGTCCGGAGGGGTAAAGCTCCGTTTTAAAAGAGTGTAGCTGACTCGTAGATATTGTGTGTAATGCAAAAAAAGATTATTCGTAAAGGGGAATAAAAAAATGGAAAACCAAGAAAAACTAGTTGTTTTAAACGCAGATCAAAAGGCGGTAGCGCTAAAAGGTTTAAAGGATTTATTCTTTGCAGCAAAACAAATGCATGAATGGTTATCAGAAGATACATTAACCGAAGAAATGAAAGGGACATTAATTTCTTTATCAGAGTGCCATATTTCGGATGTAGCAAAAGCTACAAACTATGAATCTAATCTTGCTAAGGAAAGAGCAGAGCGTCACGTAGATATTCGTAATGCCAATATACGTATTCGCGAATTGGAACAACAGATGGCAAATATGAAGCCGATTGATGGATTAAAAGAGCAATTAGCAGGCTTAACTCGCAAAGTTGATGAGTGGTGGGATGAACTTGGATTCAATTACATTTCGGAAATGAGTTTTAGCAAATGGGGCGGATTAGATATAAAGTTTGGATTTCAATTAGGTAGGCTTTCAAGATCATTTAGTAGTACACCTGTATCGGATAAGGAAGAAGATGAAGACAAAATACAACAACTGCGCAATAAAGGATTTATTTTCACAGAGGAAGATAGAGAAGCGCATTTAGCTGACAATGATACAAACAAGCAACTACTGGTACAACTTTTAGAAGAGAGATTTCCAAGCATACAAATTACGGGGATGGAAACTTGGAGTGGGAGAAGAAACAGAGAAGCGCACATTCGATATGTCACAGCCTATCTTGGCGAATTACATGAAATTTAAACAAAATAGTTATTTTGGAGGGGAATAAATGTGACGGAAATTAAGTTTCGTGCGTGGGATAAAGAATCTAAACGTTTTATCGATTGGGATAACTTTATTGGTAATGAACACGGTAATTGGTTAATGACAGCATTTCAGAATGAGATATATCATTTTCAACAATACACAGGCATTAAAGATTCTGAAGGAAGAGAAATCTATGATGGCGATATTTGTAAGCGTAATGTGTGGGCATTTGGAGAAATTAGAACTTTCACAGGTCAGGTAAAGATGTTCGAGGGATGTTGGTGGATTGATAGTGGAACCGCTGCAGTTCCCTTATGGAATGAAATGCACATGTTGGAGATCGTCGGTAATATCTATGAAAATCCAGAGCTATTAGAAAACTAAACAAAATTCTTATTTTGGAGGGAAATAGATATGATGAAGGTTTTTAAAATGAATGATATTGATTGGGTTTGTGCTGAAACTGAAGAACAAGCAAAGGAATATTACAAAGAAGAATGTGGTATTGATGATGAAGATTTAAATGAATACTTCGAAGGTGAAGTTAGTTTGCAAGAAACGATGCATATTAACGTTGATGATTTACCTTATGAGGAGCAACGACAGTGTCAAACAATGATGCATAGAGGTGGGGAGCTGGTTGTTTTAAGATCGTTCGAATGGGCGATAAAACAAAATAACATTACAAAACCATGTGTTATAGCTTCAACAGAATACTAAACAAAATCTTTATTTGGAAGAGAGGTGATTAATTGATAACTCTAATTTTAATAGCCTATATAATCATCTCCTTAATGCTTTCTATTGGAAACATGAGAGATAGTTTTAGCTGGGGAATAGAGACTAAAGGAATGAAAAAGAAAGAAGCTTTTATATGGGGATTTTTAACAATACCCCTTGGTGCTTTAGGTGCAGCAATTGTTGTTGGTGGATTGTTTTTAATGGGAGGGTTATTACTTGTAGTTGTTCAGTGGATTTATGAGAACATGCCGTAGATAAAATTAAAACAAAATCGTTATTTGCTAAGAAAAGAGGGAGAAAGAATGAAAGAACTTAATTGGATAAACGCCATTGAATGGGGAAAAATTCACTGCCCGATGTTAGGTAAAGAAGTGATGACTTATTATCCAGAAGGAAGTAAGCCTTATGACACATATACAAACCCTTTTGTAAATGAAGATGGAGAGGTTTTATACTATCGTTTCGATCAAGATGAAGGGTATTGGCTTGAAGAACCATACTGGCTAGAAGACTTGAGTGAGAGATTTTAACCAAAACGCTATTTTATTAGAAAGCGAGGTGGTGATATGAGTCTTACTTTTATAGACTTATTTGCCAGGCATAGGCGGTTTCAGAATGGGTATGGAGCAGGCAGGTCATAAGTGCCTGGGATATGTAGAAAAAGACAAGTTTGCTAGAAAATCATACGAAGCAATTCATAACACAAAAGGAGAGTGGACGGCACATGACATTACAACAGTTACAAACGACGATCTACGATTACTTAGAGGAACAGTCGATGTTATATGTGGTGGATTCCCTTGCCAAGCCTTCAGCATTGCTGGAAAGCGATTGGGATTCGCAGAAACTAGAGGAACTTTGTTCTTCGAAATTGCTAGATTCGCCAAAGAAATCCAACCACAATATTTATTCCTTGAGAACGTCAAAGGCTTACTCAATCACGACTCAGGGAACACATTTAGAACAATCCTCTCCACGCTTGATGAATTGGGGTATGATGCAGAATGGCAGCTACTTAACAGCAAAGATATCGGACCAAAACCAGTCCCACAAAATCGTGAGAGGGTGTTCATTATCGGACATCTTAGAGGACGAAGTAGACGAGAAGTATTTCCTATCAGAAGAAGTTGCACAGAAATTGATGACAGCCGTGTCGTCACAGGAACACTTACTACAAGATACCCAGCAAGTCAGCGTGAAGGCACATATATTGAAGAAATTAGGAAGTGCAAAAGAGCGAGCGGAGAAGTCAGCGATATAAATTCAAAAGTTGTGGTTAAAGGGATGCTAGATATTAAAGGCAAAGATCAAATTAGAAGGGTATATGGGACGGAAGGGATTTCACCGTGTCTTACTACAATGCAGGGCGGGGGACAAGAACCTAAGATACTTGCAGTAAGAGGAAGATATAACGAAAGTGGATTGATTGATCAACAAGCGGAATTCAGAACAGATAATATTACAAATACGCTAACAACAGTAACCAAAGATAATTATTTAATGAACGGATACAGGATAAGGAAACTGACACCAAGAGAGTGTTGGAGACTCCAGGGATTTCCTGATTGGGCATTTGATCGTGCTAGGGAAGTTAACTCTGATAGTCAGCTTTATAAACAGGCGGGAAACTCAGTGACTGTACCAGTCATTTATGAAATAGCAAAGAGATTATTATAAAAATTTCATTTTGTCATAAATAAAAAGGCCGCTGTTTCCGCAACCGCCTTTTTATAAAACAGAGCCACTTTTTCATATATAACATATGTATGATTCCTGAAAAAAGTTATAGGATATAACGCTATTTTTATAACGAAATTGACGAGCTTAAGTTATAAGAACGGACTGGATATATTATATGAAATCTTGTCTAAAGTGTTCGCAAATAAAAGAGCAGCTAGCAAAATCTAACTGCTCGATACAGATAAGAAGTGAAGGAATACATGGACGGTTAAAAGAGTTCTGGCTTATCGCCCATATATAGTATGTGTTAAATATTAAGGAATATTCGGATGTGTAAAATTAAAAAAGAGCACCTTCGAACAGTGCTCTTTCTCGGAGTGAATTTAAAACATTTAAGCAGGCCTTATGAAGGTGTATTGAAAAGTGTTCAATACAAAGTATGCCACTTTATAAAAAAGGTGATGAAAAATAAAAGAACAGTTAGCAAAAGCTAACTGCTCGGTCCTCCAAGGGGAACAAGGAGAAAGTAACTTAATGGGTTGTCTACAGTATTAACGGAATATTGGATTTTATTCAGGGGGTTACTAATTATGTAGGTTACATGAGAAGTCCTATTAACATCCAGGATGCCCCGATTAGCACTAAAGTTTCAAATGTAATCCAAAATTTTCTTTTTTCTGGTTTTTGAAATTCTTTAATTACAGAGAATAAAGCACTGATTCCTACAAGAGTGAAAAGCGCAATTCGGATTGTTTCAGTCATCTACATCACCACCTAATATATTAATAATTTAATTATATACCAATTACCATTTCGTGGAAACTTAACAAAATAATCCTTTGAATAGAAAGAGAGGTTAAATGAAAATGTCCTTAGTGGGAAATTTAAAAGAACTTCAGGAAAAAGCCATCGATGAAAAAGTATTGGAATTTGCAAGCGAAATGGAAGGCGTAATAACCGAAAGTGCAGTAAATGGATATTCAGGTTATAGATACCAGATTCTTAAAGAAAATCCAGACAAGCATATTATGCATTCAAAATTATTTGTAGAAAAGTTACAAGAATTGATGGACGGCGTGAAAGTTGAATTTAAGGGAGAAGAAAAGAAGAACATTTTAGGTGGATCTTACTATGAATATTACATCCGTTTTAGTTGGAGTGATTGATTTGTTTTTTGAAAAATAAGCCAATCCTTTTAAAATAAAAAAGAAAAAAGCAACTTGTATTGGGGACAAGTTACTTTTTTCAAATGGCAATGTTACATCTATTATAACAGGACAGATATAGCAGCTAAATGAATAAAAAACACAAACTTTAGACAAAATTCGAGATTACAAATGAATATAGTCCGGCTAGAAAACTAGAGGACACCAATTCATTAAAACGGCAATTCAAGCTGTTTTAGGAATAGGTGTCCTTTTTATTTTGAAAAGGGAGATGGGGAAATGAAGGTGTTAAAGGATCAACTACGTGAATGGAAAAAGCAATCAAAACAAGTAAAGCAGAAAAATAAGAAAAAACGAAAAGAAAAATTAAGTACTCGTGACATTGAAGATTTAATGGGGATGCATAGACCTTGTTACGAGCGTAGACGTGGAGCATTAAGACAAAAATAATAACAATGGAGGAATTTAATATGAATAAACAATTAACATTTAAAATGCCTGTTTTAGATGAAGAAGAGACAAAAAATGAAGTTGAAAAAGTATTTGAGGAGTATCGTATGTATTTATCTCAAATGCCAAGTGACATTTTACCTAAAGTAACCGCATCGTATTCAATTGTTCCTCCATCTGTAACAAATGAATTCAACAGTTCTACAGAAAACATAGCAATTGAAAGAGTACAATATGAAATGGCCAGAGATAAATTTATGAATTGGGTTCATAGAGCTGTTAACAGGCTACCCAAAAGAGAAAGACAAATCATTCATATGTACTATATGGAGGAAGAGAAAGGATACGATCCAGACATAATGGATGAAGTGAAGTTAGGCAGAACAACGTATTATAAAGTGAAAGGAAAAGCTTTATTACGTTTAGCTTTCAGTTTGCGAAAAGAAGTGTTTAAACAAAGGGCGCAAAATGAAGAGGTAGAAGTAGTATGAACATTGTACAGCCGATTCGAGATAAAGAAATAATACAAGAAATAAAAGAGTTTTATAAGGAGCAGAATGAGAGGAACTACATTCTGTTTCTTCTTGGTATTAATACAGGGTTCAGAATATCGGATATATTACGTTTACGTGTTCGTGATGTAGAAGGATGGAATATTGTGATACGGGAAAAGAAAACAAGGAAAATCAAGGATGTGAAGATGCCTTCAGAGCTGAAGAGAGCTATTAGAAATTATACTGAAGGAAAGCCAAAGAACGAATACTTGATTAAGAGTAGGAACGGAAAAAATAAACCGATTACTCGTGCAATGGCATATGTAATATTGAATCAAGCTGCAGAAGAGTTTGGATTGGAACGTATTGGTACTCATTCACTCAGAAAGACATATGGTTATCACCATTACAAACAATTTAAAGATGTAGTTGCTTTGCAAAAGATGTTAAATCATACAGATCAGAAAGAAACATTGAGATACATTGGGATGGAGCAAGATACATTAAATGATTATCAAAGGAAGTTTAGAATCTAGCTCCTTTATTTTTTTATCACTTATTGAATTAGCTTTAAACTGAAAGTGTCAAATTCATTTTTATAAAATGCGAAAGATATTGATATATATAAGGTTAAACGGAATAGGTGAATTTAACACAATCCAGATTATAGCTAATTCATTTTCTAGGATTAAAGGGCATATTTATTCAAAACTATGCGAAAAGGGGCTGAAAAACGATGTGAAAAAACACATAAATAAAAAACGCGAACTATTCGTGAACTATCTGCGGACTATTTGCGAACGATTTACGGACACGTTTTGGTTTTTAACATGATATATTTGTATTGTGAGAAGTGGCGGAAAACACAACTCACAATGTTCCTTTATAATCTATATGTTGTCTAAACGGTTTCATAATGACGGCACATAAAATCCGAAACCAGCAGATGGTACTGATTGAGTGATACCGTTATTAAGGAGAGCTTTTGCTCTTCTTCCAGTTACTTAATAATGTTGGCTCAGATGAGTGTAACAACATTAGGTGATTGGGAAAAGAATAAAACTTCACGTACCGTAATCGAAATATAAATTAATAATTAAGAGAAAAGCGCCCATTCGGGTGCTTTTTATTTTTAATGAAGAGGTGATGTAATGAACTGGATAGATTTCATTTTAGGATGCTGTGTAGGTTCTGTATTAGGGATTATATTCTGCAGTGTTCAAGAAGTGAGGGGAAAACTGGACATCGATAGATCTGTACGAAAAGAAATGGAACAGCTTAAGGCGATGAAGAACGATAAGGAGTGAAGAAGATGCCATTGAATAAGATGGAGAAGGCAATGACCATTGGTATAATCCTTCGTGCTCTTCGTAGTAGAAAGAAGATAAAACAATATGTTGGATTAGAGCGGTTGCCAGATGTAATCAAAGTGTTAGATGAATTACAAGAGAACGCGTCACTTGAAGAGAAAGAAGAAGCTATAGCAAGTGTAATCAATAAGTTGTTGGATGATCTGTTAGAGACAGATAAGGGGTGAGGGAATGAGAGATGACGTTGAGTCTCGATTAAAAGAGTTCTATAAGTTATATGAAGCGTGTAAAGTAATCAGCAATTGGATTCAAGATAATTGGGAATCAATAATGGAAATGGCTAGAGCTTTTACGCGATGCCTAGATTATGACTATGAACCAACAACACCTAAACAAGTATACGGTTATGTTAAACATAAAGTGATGAAGTCACAGGTTATAGATCGTAAGCCTAAATGTATTAGAGCAAGGACGGTGTGTTAACGATGGATTATATTAAGCTCATAAGAGAAGGTAAGCTTATGAAGTTCTATAAGTCTAAGGAATGGAGAGCACTAAGGATAAAAGCTTTACAGCGTGATAATTATGAATGTCAGATGTGTAAGTCAAAAGGTAAATATAAAGCTGCTGAGAATGTGCATCACCTTAAAGAAGTGAAGACGCATCCGCACTTAGCGATGGACTTAGATAACCTGCAATGCTTATGTATTCGATGTCATAATGAAGTACATGATCGATTAGATAAGGTTGAGAAGAAGGTACCTAAGTTTATGAATGAGGAACGGTGGTAGCTATGATTATTGTGGATAGTAGTTGGACATTTGATACAGACTTAATGATTCAATACGCTGAGAAGGACGAGCGTACGTCATATGAACGCGATATGCTTAATCAGTTCCGAAAGTATTCTTACTGGCGCTACTGCCAAATAAGAGACTGTGTGAACCCAAGAAAGTGCAAAAGACTTAAACTTAATGATGTTAGAGAAAGATTGGAAGAAGAAGAGAATTTAATATTTACGACAGACATTCTAAAGATTTCTAATGAAGAAGTCTTTTTTATTTTGGATTTTATTGAAACTTACTTTGAATTAGTTTCTTAAACACCCCCCGGTCAAAAAGTTTGGCTTTTAGTAGGAGGACCATTCAACGGGGGGAGGAGATGGGAAAAAATATTTTTTGAGATATCAAATTAAGAGGGGGGGTACATGTGCAAAAACTATCAAAGAAAGCACAAATCAAACAAGATTTATTACAACAATTGGAAAATGCTAATTTGAATGGTATGCACTATGTTGACCTTGTCGACGATTACATAACATTGTTCGATACGAAAAACAAATTAGCGAGAGAAATTAAAAAGAATGGACCAATGATTGAATGGCAGAATAGTGAAAGCCAAAAGGGAATGAAAGCTAATCCAGCTACGAAAGAATTTCGTGAAACCAATAAGCGTATGACGGACTTATTAAAAGTGCTTGGTTTAAAAGAACCTGTATACGATGGAAGTAATGATGACGATGATGTCTAAGCAATCGGCAACATACCATCCATATATCGATGAATATATGAGCATGGTAGAAAGTGGTCAAATCAAATCATGTAAAGAACAAAAATTATTAATGAAATATGTTCGGAAAATATTAAGTCGAGACGACATCTACTTCAATGCTAAAGCAGCAGAAGATTCTATTAATGTTCCTGCTAAATATTTTCCGTTTGAATTATTCCTATGGCAAAAGTTTTTAAATGCATTGATGTATGGCGTACGCTTCAAAAAAGATGATCGTATTGTATTTGATGAAGTTTTAATATTAATGGGTCGTGGTGGCGGTAAAACAGGTTATATGGCATATGATTCTTTTTATATGATGACCGGACATCATGGTATTAATAATTATGATATTGATGTAGTTGCAACCAGTGAAGATCAAGCGAAGAGAACATTTACTGATGTATATAATGTTATAAATACGCCATCTTTTAAAGAGAAGTTTAAAAAAATCTTTAAATGGACATTAGAAGAAATTCAACATAAAAAAACAAATTCAGTGATGAATTATAACACTTCCAACTCTCGGACAAAAGACGGTAAACGTACTGGATGTGTAATTTTTGATGAGGCACATGAATACGAAAATTACGATAATATCAATGTTTATACAAGTGGTCAAGGTAAAGTAAGAGGTTCCCGAATCATTTACACCACAACAGATGGACACGTAAGAGGTGGGCCACTTGATGATTTAAAAGAAACAGCAAAATTAATTTTATCTGGCGAGATTGAAGATATTCATTTTTTACCATTCATTTGTAAGTTAGATAGTGAAGATGAGGTCGATGATCCAGCAAATTGGGAGAAAGCGAATCCTTCTTTACCATACAATGATGAGTTAAAAATAAAAATGAAACGGGAATACCAAAAAATGCAACGTAATTCGAAATTGCGAGTCGAATTTATGACAAAGCGTATGAATATCCCGATTTCAAATATCTTAGAAACTGTTTGTACCTGGGATGAATTAGAGCGAACAAATCAATCAATACCAGATTTATCTGGACTTGAATGTATTGGTGCTGTGGATTTCGCACAAGTACGAGATTTTTGTGGAATGGGTTTATTATTTAAAAAAGATAATAAACGATATTGGTTACATCATTCCTTTATTAATCAAGTTGCACTAGATATTCAAGATATAAATATGGATGTTATCCGAGAAGCAGAAGCAAAAGAATTATGTACCATTATTCGAACTGAAAAATCTATTGATCCACACCGGGTTAAAAATTGGTTCTTAGAAATGGCTAAGAAATATAGAATCAAAAAGATTTGTATGGACTCGCACCGTGCAAGTGTATTAGGACCAGTACTTGAAGAAGCGGGTTTTGAAGTTGAAATTGTAAGAAGGGGACATATTACGCATTCAAAATTATCACCACTTGTTGATGATTTATTTATTAATGGAAAGTTAGTATTTGGTGATGACTTATTAATGCGTTGGTATGTATGGAACACTTTCAAGGATAATAAAAACAATGGGAATATCGAATATGCAAAGATTGATCCAGAGAAGCGGAAAACAGATGGTTTTCACGCTTTTTTACATGCTCTTAATTTAGATAGTGAATTGAAAGAATCTAACGCTTTAACAAAAGAGAATGTTAGAAAGATATTTAGATCATTTAATGTGTAAAAGAGGTGGTGAGAATATGGGATTGAGAGAATGGATAAGTGGCTTTCTTGGAAGTAATAATACGATTACTTTAAAGGAGTGTGTTTATGAATTAAGTGTTGATTATTATTATAAAAAATTAGCTGTAGAAAGTTGTATTGATTTAATAGCCAACGCTCTAACTAGGAGTGAATTTCAAACGTTTGAAAAAGGGAAAGAAAAACGTGGTGAAAATCATTATTTACTTAATGTACAACCGAATCAAAATCAAAATGCATCAGAATTTATGCATAGCTTAGTTAATCATTTAATTATGGAAAATGAATGTGTAGTAATTATGCAAAATAAGCAATTATATATTGCAGATTCCTTTGATATTACTAAGTTTGCGTTAAAAGAAAACATCTACAACAGTATAACAATTGGTGATTTCACCTTTGATAAACCGTTTAATGAATCTGAAGTGTTTCATTTTAAATTGAATGACCGCAATATTATGCAAGTCATAGATGGAATGTATAACAGTTTTGGAAAATTGCTTGCATCGTCCATTGACTATTATAAAAGAAAAAATAATAAGCGCTTGTTAATTAAAGGCGATTTTCTAAGAGCGCAAGATCCAGAAACGCAAGCCGCGATTGATGAAATGTTTGAAGGTCAGTTAAAAAATTGGTTTAACGCTGATAAAGTAGGTTCTGCTTTTCAATTACAGAATGGATATGAAATTGAAGATATGAGTGATAGTAAAAACGGCGTCGCAAACAATAGCACAAGCCGTGATATTAGCGATTTAGTCAGTGACATATTTGGTTATGTAGCAACGGCTTTTCATGTGCCTATCGGTATTTTAAAAGGTGATGTGGCTGATATTGAAAAGCAAATGGATTCATTTTTAGCATTTTGCATTAATCCGATTGCTGAATTGATACAAGATGAATTTAATCGAAAGATGTACAAAAAAGAAGAGTATTTAAAAAGAACTTATTTAAAAATTGATACAACAAAAATTAAGATTGTTGATATTACGAAATTATCAACCGCAATGGATAAATTATTTGCGATTGGTGGTCTAACAATTAATGACGTCATAATGATGCTTGGAAAAGAGCCTATTGACGAAGAATGGGCAAACAGAAGACATGTAACAAAAAACTATCAAGAAGCGGATTCACTGGAAGGAGGTGAAAAGAATGAAACGTTACAAGAATGAAAAATATAACCATCTAGCTAATGTCCAACATGCCTTTAAGGCAGAAGCAAAAGCTGATTCGCTGGACATAACGATTTATGGTGATATTGGCGAATCATGGTGGAGTGATTCTACATCAGCAGTTGATATTGAGAGAACATTGAAAGCTACTTCGGCAAATGTTATTAATATCAATCTGAATAGTCCTGGTGGGGATGTATTTGATGGAATTGCGATTTATAACCAACTTAAAAACCATCCGGCAAAAATCATCATTAATGTAGATGGACTGGCAGCAAGCGCCGCATCTATTATTGCGATGGCAGCAGATGAATTAATTATGAATACAGGTTCTATGTTAATGATTCATGAAGCTTCTACATGGACTTGGGGGACAAAATTAGATATTCGTAAAACGTTGAATGCTCTTGAAGGAATTGACAAGTCGCTTGCGGATATTTATATGACTCGTTATCAAGGAGAACGTACAGAAATTGAGACAATGATTGCGAACGAAACATGGTTTACCGCAAATGAGGCAGTAGAATTTGGATTGGCTCACAAGGTAAATGAACATGTGGAAAATAATGAAGTGATAGATCCAGAGGAATTTAAAAATAATGTTCTACAAAATTTTCGAAATAAAAATAAACAGCATGAACCAGCAGTAGCAAGTGCAAATCAAAATATACTTAATAAATTTAAGCGCGCATAAAGCAGTGCTTTTTTTATTGTCTTACAAACAGGAGGGAATAAGATGACTATTAGAAATTTAGATCGTCCAGTAATCGAAAATAAAGATCAACAGATTATTAATGTGCAAGAAGCATTTGAAACAGGAGATGCACAGGTAGTAGCAGCACGTATTGTGGCAAATATGGAAAATAACATGCAGCATTTTCAAGATATGATGAACGATGTAATTAGTGAAGCACAACAAGCAAAAAATGAAAATTGGGATGCACAAGTATTAGCTTCCCGTGGTGTACGTATTTTAACAAATGACGAAAAGAAATTCTACAACGCAGCAATCGAGGCGAATTCATTCAATGAAACGCATAAATTAATGCCACCAACTATTTTTGAGCGTGTGTTTGAAGAGTTAGAAAAGGAACATCCATTATTATCCCTTGTTAACTTCCAAACAGTAGGAGCAACTACTCAATGGATTGTAAGAAAAGAAGGTGCAGCTTCAGCTTATTGGGGCGACGTATGTGATGAAATTAAAGAAATGATTGATGAAGGTTTTACAACAATTGATCAAGGAATGTACAAACTTAGTGGATTTTTAGTTGTATGTAAAGCAATGTTTGAGTTAGGTCCTGAGTGGTTAGATAAGTACGTCCGTACATTTATGAAAGAAGTTGTAGCTGAAGAATTAGAAAGAGTAATTGTTATGGGGACAGGAAAAAAACAGCCAATAGGCATGATTAAGGATTTAAAAGGTGCTGTAACAGATGGTATTTATCCAGATAAAAAGAAAATAATTCTAAAGGATTTTACACCCGCAACAATTGGAAAAGAAATTTTAGCACCTACAACAAAAGGTGGAACGAAACGTTATACAGGGGTTACTTTGATTCTGAATCCATTAGATTACGCAACGAAATTCTTCCCTATTGGGGCGAAGCGTAAAGACGATGGAACTTGGACGTATGATAACTTCGGTGTACCAGGTTTAACGATTGTTCAATCACCGGCAGTGCCATTAAACACAATGATTTCTGGAAAAACAAAAGATTACTTTATGGGGGTTGCTTCAAAACAAGAATTAGTATCAGATGATACAGTTCGTTTAATCCAAGATCAACGTTTATACCTGATTCGTCAGCTTGCAAACGGTCGTCCATTAGATCATGATTCGTTCACTGTATTTGATATTACAGCACTAGAACCGAAAGAAGGAACTCCAACACCCTAATTCCTCCTCTCCTGTTGAAGAGAGGAATTATGCAGCATTAACGAAGGTAGAGATTCAATCTCTACTAGATCAAAGCGGTATTGAATACAAGGCTAATGCAACGAAGGCCGAACTAATCACTTTATTAGAAGGTGATGCAAATGGATAATCTTTTGCAAGAATTAAAAGACGTTCTTAAAATCACATGGAATGAAGAGGATGCTAGTTTAATAAAACTTTTGGAAAAAGGAGAGGCGTATTTGTTGGCTTTAACAAATGCGTCTTTTGATTTTTCAAAGGAGCTAATCCCGAAAGATTTGCTGTTAGAACGGTGTCGGTATGTCTATAACAATGCAGGTGATGAGTTTGAAAAAAATTATAAAAATGAACTATCCAGACTTATTTTAGATGCAGCTTTAGGAAAAGTTGGTGTAATCAATGGCTCTAAAAGCGTATAGAGAAACGCTTAACGATGGATTTCTACAATATGGATATAAAAAAACAGAGCGTTCAGAAGAGGGGAAAAGAATAGGTGAGAAGTTCCATGAAGAAGGAAAGCTTGCCTATAAAGTGATGTCTTTACGAGACAGTGATTACAAAGTGGTGGGCGTTTTAACAACGGGATTAGATGTAAAAGTTAAAACACTATATCCACCTTCCTTTAGAAAGATAAATAAAAATAAACTTAAGGTATTAATAGATGGAATCGAATATGACGTGATTAAAGCGGATCATGATTCTAATAAACAATACCTATTCTTTTATTTGCAGCAGGCGGTGAAATCTCGTGAATGAAAAATCTAAAAGGCTTATGAAAGAGCAGAGAAGTGGCATTAAAAAAGCCCTTGAAGACGGATTTAAGCTTTTAGTTGTTGAGGATGAACTAGCAGAAGATGAAGAATCGCAGCTAACAGAAGAGGGATACAATTGTTTTATTTTGGAATATGGTGAGTTTCGACCATCTTCAAATGAGCGTACAATTTCTCAAAGCATATATGTTAGTTATTTATCGGAAAATCAATCAAATTTAGATGAGCAGGTCGTTGATATTATTTCGTGGGTTAGCAAGGTGAAAATGGTATCCTTTGTAGTTTCTAAAAGTGATCGTCTTCAAGTAAAAGATACAGATCGTTTTATTGATCGTGTTGTTTTTACGTTTAGGAGGGTGATTCCAATTGAGTGCATTTGAGCTTGAGTATGAAGCGATAGAAAAGCTTGAAGAAAAAATGCGGTTATTACCAAATAAGATGGAACCTACAATCAATACCATTCTCCACACGGATGGTATACGAATTGCAATAGAAGAGATTACGAAGCTGATTCCAGTATCTCGTTCTAAATGGAGTGTTCGAAATAAGACACATGCCAAAGATAGCAACTGGTCAAAAAGTGAAAAGATGAATTTAGGTTTTAGGATATTGGCCCGTGGTGGAGCAGCTAATAAAAAAGGTTCGTTTGGATATCTAGTTTTCCCAAACGAAGGTAGAGGGTCTCACAACCCTTTAGAGCAAAGATTTGCGGAGCGTGGGATACAAAATGCCAGACCAAGAATTTTAGAAGAACTACATGTAGGTATAGATAAATTATTAGAGGAGGAATTATAAAATGCCTAAAGTGATTGAAGAGTTTGATTCCGTATTAATTGCGAATGCAAGTATTCAATTTAAGAAGAAAGGTACGCAAGATCCAGGGACGAAGTTTGGATGTGTTGGATCAATTGAAGGGGAACCAGAAAACAAGGAAATGAAAAAGGTATGTGGTGGCGTGACGTTGAAAAAGAAATCAAAAACCACGGAACTGAAAGTTACTGTTTCAGCTCATATTCCTGTTAAAGTAGCAAGAGATTATTTTGGTTTTAATACAACGGGATTAAAGCCGGGTGTATGGGCATTCGGTAGTGCTTCAAAGGGATATGATTTTGTATTTACGGCTGATGTAGTAGATGAGTTTGAAGATGTTGTAAAACTTATTGCGTTTCCAAATTGCTCAAACTCCACTGGTTTTAAATTTGCTATTGCGAATGGTGAAGAAGAATTGGCAATGATGGAATTAGAATTCACGGCCTTACCAGATGAATTAAAGAATTTTTATTATGAAGCGTTTGTAGATGAATTAGCAGATGCCACAGTCGCTCAAAAGTGGCATACACAATTTAATTCAGCTCTTGTGAAAGGAACACCTTCAGCTTAAAGCCCTAGTTTCATACAGGGCTTTTTCTTTTGGGTTTAAATAAGTGAAAAATGAAAGTGGGGAAATTGCAGATGAAAGTACAAAAAATAACACTAAAAGAAGTCGAATTTGTAGAAGTCGAAGGTGAGTATGAACAACGTTTTATTAATAAACAAAACTATCCGGCATTTTTAACGAATTATGCTTTAAAAAAGGGACAAGAAGAAGGGCTCATTACTAGTTCGATTATTGCTGATATTGTAAAATTCCAAGCTTTAGATGGACTAAGAAATGAGGGTAATAAAGACTTATCAGCTTTAGAACAAATCGATCAAACAAGTATTCATAAAGTGATTTATATGTCGTTTAAAGGAGCAAATCCTAAAGAGAAGTTAACATTTGATGATTTCTTACAGAAGTATCATGATTCATTAGCAGAATCTATGGAACTATATACGAAGCTGGTTGTTGATGTAATTAGTCAAGATCCAAATCAATTTGCCGCAGCACTGAAAAAAAGTACAAATAGCGGCGGTAACGGTGAAAAAAAGTAAAAAATCCAGACATTAAAATTGAATGTGTGGAAGATAAATACGTCTTGTATTGTCTAGTCTCTGGAATAGATCCAGAGACTTTTTGGCATGAGCCAATTTCGTCTGTTGAGCGTATTTACGCAGGGATTACAGCATTTGAAGCATGGCGTAACAATCCCAAGTAAAGGTAGGTGAGATAATGGCAAGAAATAATTCGGAAGTTGAAGTTATATTTAAAGCGCAAAATAAAGATTTTAATGATGCTATGAAGGGCATGAATCAGGAAACTAAAAAACTTCGTCAAGAAATGAAATTACAAGAAGAGCAGATGAAGTTAAATGCTACTGATTCAGAAAAACTACAAGCAAAACTTCAAAATCTTTCTCAACAATATGCAGTTGCACAAAGGGCTACGCAAGCAACGGCTGAACATTTACAACGTGCTAAAGAACTGTACGGAGAAAATTCTACTGTTATAGCAAAGTTGGAATCAAAGTTACGAAGCCAACAAATAACAGAACAACAGTTAGCGAATAGTATTAAACAAACTTCTGAAAGTTTAAAACAGGCAAGAGATGCTGAACAGGAAAGAACAAGTGAAACAGCTAAAGCAGCTCAAAAACTGAAAGAGCTAAAAGGACAGGAAGAGCAGTTGCAATCTTCTCTTTCTAAGTTGAATGCTCAATACGAGTTACAAAAAGCAACGCTTGGTGAAAATGCTTCAGAAATAGAAAAGTTACGTTTGAAAATAGATAATCTTGGAGAGCAACATACTGTTGCAGCTAGTAAAGTACAAAACTATCAGAAACAGTTAGATCAAGCCAAACAGCAGTATGGCGAAAACGCTAGTGAAATTCAAAGATATGAAACGCAGCTTATACAAGCTCGGACAGCAGAACAGCAGTTGCAGAATCAATTAAGTGCGACAAATAGAAGTTTGCAGGAACAAGAAAACGCAACGAAACAATTAAAGACATTCTTTGATGCGACTGAAACGAGTGTAGATCATTTTGCAAATGCATTAGGAAATAACCTTACAAACGCAATACGAAACGGTACAGCGTCAGCTAGGCAGTTAGAACAAGCGATTAAAATCATCGGTCGTGAAGCATTAGGTTCAGAAGCTGATATAGAGAAATTACAACGCTCTCTTCGCTCTATAGATGATGGAAACTCATTGCAACAAGTTAGAAACGATTTAAGAGATCTTTCGCGTGAAGCTGAGAGAGCGTCGCACAGTTTTAAAGAATTAGATATTGGTTTGGAAAATATGCTAGGTGGTTTAGTGGCTGGTGGTGGTATTTCGGGAGCTATTGAACAAGCACTTGATACTTCTAAATTAAAAACAAAAATTGATGTAACTTTTGAGGTCCCGGCATCTTCTAAGAAATCAGTAGAAGAATCAGTAAGAGCAGTCACCGCATATGGTGTTGAGATAGATGAAGCTTTAGAAGGAAATCGTAGGCAATGGGCATTAAATAAAGATGCTTCAGATAAAACAAATGCAGCTATCGCTAAAGGAGCAGCCGTTATCACGGCTTCTTATGGTGATATAGATTTTAATGAACTTATTCAAGAAACAAATGAAATAGGGGCTACCTTAGGCATTACGAATGAAGAAGCTTTAGGTTTAGTTCATACTCTTTTAAAAGTTGGATTTCCCCCTGAGCAATTAGACATTATAGCTGAATATGGGGACCAAATGATTCAAGCTGGTTTTACAGCAAAAGAAGTACAAGGCATAATGGCAGCCGGCATTGATACGAAAAGTTGGAATATCGATAACCTATTGGATAAATGTTTGTCCCTATGAGTGGTGACATTCATAGAAAACTCCTTTAATTCAGTGGAACTCTCAAAAGAGACAATACTGAGCGAAGCCTTTCACAAAGGAACGTGCAACGACTAGCTGAAAAGCGTAGGGTGTAAGCTGATGACATTCGAAATGGGGAGCATCTTATATAAAAGATGATGATATAGTCTGGTCTGTATAGTGATGTACAGAAGTTCATAAGAGAACTGGCAGGATGTTGCGAATCCTGTTGAACATATCGGGGGTAAAAGAAGGTCGTATCAAAATGGCTGAGTTTGGTGCCGGTGTTGATAAATCTATGAAAGAGATTTTAGATAAAACAAAGATTTCCGCAGATCAGTTTGAAAAATGGGGTCAGGCTATCGCTAAAGGTGGCGAGGGTGGACAAAAAGCCATGCTTGAAGCAACCAAAGCTCTAGCTGGTGTTGAAAATGCAACAGATAGAAATGTACTTGGGACGAAGATGTTCGGTACACTTTGGGAAGACCAAGGAAAGAAAATCATTGATACCATTGTAAAAGCGGAAGGCAAACAAGTTGATTTAAAAAAAGGCGTGGAAGATTTACATGCAGCTACGGCAAAGTGGGATGAAACACCAGCAGTAAAATTGAAACAAGCATTTGAAGATTTAAAAATGGCACTTGAACCAGTACTAGTTGTAATTGCTAATATGACCAGTGCTTTTGCAAGCTTTGTATCGAAACATCCAGCATTAGCAGCAGCTATCACAACAATTGTAACCGCAATTGGAATTCTTATTGGTGCCGGTATGGCTTTAGGCCCTATATTTATTACGCTAGCCAGTTATGCCACCTATGCTGGATTAAGTATAGGGGCGGTTTCCGCGACATTCTTTGGTTATACAGCAATTATCATTGGGGTTACCGCCGCACTTGTGGGATTGGTTGTTGGAATAAAACACCTTTGGGACAATAACGAGGGGTTTAGGAATAGTATTACGAATGTAATTGAAAGCGTTCGGATTTTTGGTGAAGTATTAGCTTCGCTAGGTAAATATCTATTTACCACAGCGGTTGAAGGCGATCATATGAACCAATGGGTAGGTTATTTGCCTGAGAGTTTTCAAGCAGCAGCGGAGAAAATAGGTTTAGCTGTTGTTAAAATACGTGAAGCGTGTCTTCATCTTTTTGATGCTATAAAAGCTGTTTTTTCGGGAGATTTTAGCCAGTTAGGTGAAATCTTTAAGATGATTGGCCCTACGATAGCGGGTGCAATTGTAGGAGGGATTCCTGGTGTTCTTATTTCTGTATCTCGTTATTTACCAGCGATTGCAGAGTATTTGAATGCAAACTCAGGAATTATCCTTGAAACTATTACGAATATCTTTACTAATATAGCCAATTTCGTAACAACAGCATTACCGCAATTTCTTGAAGCCGGATCACAAATGATTTCAAGCCTTGTGAATGGTTTGGTTGTAGCGGCTCCAATTGTGCTTGAAGCCATTGTTGGGATTATAAATACAATTTCGCAGATGATTGCTACCTATCTCCCTATGATTGTTCAAACGGGAATACAAATTATTCAAACTTTAATTTCTGGGATTGTACAAGTCTTACCTACTCTGATAGAAACAGGACTTCAATTGATTCTAACTTTAATAAACGGAATTATGCAGATGCTTCCACAGTTAATTCAAATAGCTGTAACAATTATTCAAACTATTATTAGTGGAATTATGTCATTTTTACCGCAGCTAATTGAAATGGGAATAAATTTATTAGTTTCATTAATTACAGGAATCACACAAGCTTTACCTATGATTGCTTTAGCGATTATTACAGTCATTACAACTTTAATTGAAGCCATTACAGCGAATTTACCTATGATAATTGAAGCTGGTGTTAAGGTTTTAACTAGCTTAATAGACGGAATCATTAAAATGCTACCGCAACTTATTGATTTAGCGATAACTCTTATAACCAAAGTAGCGGATACTTTATTAACAAACTTACCTAAAATAATTGAATCCGGTGTAAAGATTTTAATGGCCATTATTGATGGAATCGTACAAGTGTTACCACAACTTATTAATGCAGCATTAGATTTAATTGTCAAGATAGCATCTACATTAATTGCGAACTTGCCGAAGATACTGGAAGCAGGCGTAAAGATTTTGCTTATGTTAATTGCTGGTATTGTAAAAGTTATACCAGATTTAATTGCGGCAGCATTAAAGCTTATCATTACTTTAGCAGGGGAGCTCATTAAGAATTTACCGAAGATACTGGAAGCTGGTGTCCAACTGATCTGGGCATTAATAAAAGGTATTGTCAGTATGGTTGGAAAATTAGGTTCTACAATCGTGACAGATATTGTACCGAAGATTGTCGATACATTAAAGAAGATTGATTTATTCAAGATAGGTAAAGATATTATAAGTGGATTGATAGACGGTCTAGGCAGTATGGCTGGCAAAGTGTTAAATAAGGTGAAATCTATTGGTAACGATATTCTTGACGGTTTTACTTCCTTCTTCGACATCCATAGTCCATCTCGAAAAATGAGGGATCAGGTTGGTAAACAAGTTGGTGCTGGGCTTGCTGTTGGTATGGAGCAATCTGTATCGACGGTTCTTGCAGCGGCTAAAAACTTAGCAACTTCGGTCTATTCCGTATTAGAAAATACGTTAGGTGCGTTCAATAGTTCGGCTATAAACGGAATGATGAATAACAATCCTCTTAGGAGTTATTTTGAAGCAATATTATACGATGGAGATTATCTTAATGATTGGATTACTCATTTGCCAATGGACATGAGGGATGCATTAAAAGCAGTAGGTAAAGAATTAGAAAGTTTCACCATTGATGGAGTAGAAGACGATAGTCCTATTGCCCGTTATATTCGTAGTATATTAGAGGGTGGAAACCCATCCCAAGATATACTAAAAGAATTTAAGGAATCCAATAAGTGGCTAGAAATCGGTAAAAAAATAGCTGGTTTCAGGGAACAAATTCTAAAAGATTTTTATAATGCTCCAAACAATAATGCGAACAAAGATAATGCGTTGCAATCCGCTTTCAATAATATTTCAAACATGGTTGATGATACTTTTAAAAAGTTGAATTTATATGGGATAAACAAACAAGATAACATCGCTTCTAATCTGTCGGCATTAGCGACAGGAGCAGTTCAACCGATTGTTCAACAAAATGATAGTGGTCCTGTAGAAATTAACTTTTATAACACAATTAATAATGAACGTGATGTTGATCGCATGTTTGAAAAAGCAAATGATTGGTTTGCTGAGCGTGGCCGTAATGTAAAAATAGGAATAGGGAGGACTTAAATTGCTAGACATAGGTATCGATAATCAATTAGCAAGTGACTATGGAATATGTATGGTAGAACGCCCTGTTATTCCTACAGCAGAACAGGAAGTAGAATATATTGAAGTGCCGGGTAGACATGGTTCACTTACAAAAAAAGGGGCGTTTAAAGACGTCCCTTTAAAAATAAAGTTCAATATGCTTGAAGAAGAGAATATTAAACCATTAATCAGGCGCATGAAGGCTTGGTTGATGAATGGAAAGAAATTATATTTTACAGATGATGATGTGTATCGGAAAATTAAACATGTTGTAGTAGGTGATATTGTAAATGAAATTGAAGAACACGGTGAATTTGAGGTGGATTTTAAGTTAGATCCCTTTGAATATACAGAAGATGCAAACATAATGTTGAGTACTCCTGGATCTATTCATAATCCGGGTACAATGGAATCGGCTCCAATGTTGTTTGTTGCAGGGAACGGTACATTTCGAATTTTCATTAATGATGTTTCTTTTCAGATTAAAGATGTAAAGGGCTCTGTTGTGATAGATTCAGAATTATTAGAGGCATATAGTGGTACAGTATCAATGAATGATAAAATGATTGGTGATTTTCCAGAATTTCAAATAGGATTAAATAAAATAGAGTGGTCAGGAGTTATCCAATTTATTTCAATTCAACCAAGATGGAGATATAAATAATGATTACTTTATATAAACCAAATGAAACAGATTTTACGCATAACGGAATTGGTGTTTTAGATAAACATATTTATAGTGCAACTGTTGAGGAGGAACTCAACGGTTTATTTGTTTTTAATTTTAATTATCCTTTATTTGCTCCATATGGAACGAAAATTGACGGGATGAGCATCATAAAAGTTCCTACTCCTGATGGGGATCAGTTATTTCGCGTGGTAACTCCTAAAGTGAGTATGGGAGAAATCAAAGCGGTTTGTTACCATATTTTTTATGATTTAACAGAAAACTTGATTGAAGATATATTTATTCAGCCCACAAATGGTAGTGCGGCTATGGCTAGGTTATCATCGGGTTGTCAATATAAGCATCCTTTTACCTTTTATTCTGATGTAACAAATATATCCACCGCACGTATTGTTCGAAAGAATCCGGTTGAAGCAATGTTGGATACGAGCCAAGATAACTCATTCGTAAATCGATGGGGTGGCGAATTAAAAAGAGATAACTTTGATGTAAAGATGTTGAAAAGCCGAGGATCTAACCGTGGAGTAGTTATCAGGCATAAAAAAGATTTGTTAGGGTATGAGGGAAGTGTGGACTGGAAAAGCCCTACTACCAGAATTATGCCACAAGGGTTTGACGGATTGTTATTACCAGAAAAATATGTAGATAGCCCACTAATTAATAAGTATCCGTATCCGAGAATACGAGTTATTGAATTTAATCATATAAAAGCAGCTATTGGTAAAAATGCGAATGATGAAGATGCATTACCTCTAGAAGAAGCATATAAAAGGTTACGTCAAGCCGCTAAAGATATGTTTGATATTCAGATGGTAGATCAACCGAAAGCGACTTATAAGGTTGAATTTCAAGAGTTGTCTCAAACAGAGGAGTATAAGGAATATAAAATTTTACAGCGTGTCTGGATGGGGGATATTGTTACAGTTAAACATGAGGAAGACGGTATTGATATTCAAGCAAAAGTCATTGCGTATAAATATGATCCAATTAAAAAGGAATATATCAATGTAACCATTGGTAACTTTAAAGAATCTTTTACAGACGTTACAGGTAAAGTAGATCAAATTCAACAAGATTTATCCAATATGCCAGGATCTTTACTTGATGCGGCGAAAGAAAATGCAACAAAACTAATTAATTCAGGGTTTGGTGGAAATGTACGTGTATATCCAGACCGAATTTTAATTATGGATACCAAAAATGAAATGACAGCTTCAAAAGTTTGGCAGTGGAACATAAACGGGTTAGGTTATTCATCAAACGGGGTAAATGGTCCGTATGAAATAGCAATGACAAAAGATGGGCGTATTGTTGCGGATTTCATCACTACTGGAGTATTGAACGGAAATTTGATTCGAGGCGGAGAAATAACAGGAACCACTCTTAGAACTGCCAATGATTCCAATTATGTTTCTATTTCCAAGCAATTTATTCGGTTAATGGAATCGTATATTACTCGGATTTTCATGGGCTATTATATAAATAATAATAATGTCATGCAACCCACTATTGTATTAGGTGGCAACAATGATATAACAGCCACGCAAGGTGCAGTGTTAATTTATCAGCTAGATGGTTCTCCGAAGTCAGGGGGAATCGGAATATCGAATGGGTATCAAAATGGTGACCCAACAAGGGTCTATTTCTCAGCATCTCTTGCGTTTAATCAAAATGGCCATGCGGAACTAAGTTCGGATCAAAGCTTAGAACTCGAGTCAAAAGAATCCTATGCTTCTTTGAAGTGTCAAAATAATCTTTTTCTGGAAAGTAAAGCAGGTGGCGCTTATTTTACTGCAAAAGAAGGGTTTAATTTTCGCCAAAATGGAGATCGAATTGTGGATTTGAAGTTGACACCTGGTGGAGATAGTGACATCGTATTTCAGAACATCTTATTACGGAATAATAGAAATTATGAAAGTACCTATGTGCAAGTAAAAAGTGGTGGAGGAACTTATTTTAACGGTGTTTTAGCAGCAGATTTTAAAGTGTCTTCTAAAAAGAAATATAAAACCAATATACGTGATATTAAATTTGACGCGTTAGAGAAGGTAATGGGGTGGGAGATTAAACAATATAACCTTAAAACAGAAATGGCTCAATTATATGATATGCGTATGAACCGTAAAGAAGGAGATCCACTCCTTACAACAAACGATATTACAACGCACTATGGAGTTGTACTTCCGGATGAATCAAAAGAAAATGGTGTTGGCTTATATGGGATGATTGCGCAGACTGTTAAAGCATTTCAGGAGTATGTAGCCAAAACAGATGCTAGAATCGAAGAATTAGAGCCAATAAAACCTAAAGGAAATATAAAACACAGGAACAAAGTAAAACGTCAAAGAAGACCGCCTAGACGCGTGAAAAGGAATAGTTAGAGAGAGGTGTAGTCATGCGAAATGAGGAAATTATTATAGATTTAGCAGATCCTGTGTTTACTAAAACAATTCGTTCGAGACAAAATGATAAAAACGGGTTGAAGATGACTGTATATGTAAGAGAAAAGGGGCAAAATGTTGATTTAACCGGGTATGCAGTAAAGTACGAAGCGATTAATCAAGTCGGACTGTTCGTTCGGGATGATGCTCAAATAGTTGATGCGAAAAATGGTGTGTTTTCATATACATTTACATCTCAAGCTGTTTCCATATCGGATGATTGGACAGCTTATTTTGTTATGGAAAAAAGTACAGAACGAATGAGTACACCAGACATTCGTATTACATTAAGACGGGATGTAAAAGAAGGTAATATCAAAATAGAAAACTATATTTCTGAGTTTGATAAGGCTCTTGAAATGGTTAAAGGGTATCAAAAGCAAATTGATGAAGCAAATAAACGCATAAATGAATTAACAGCAGCAGTTACAGGACAAAAGTATCAACTGTGGAAGGTTACAGACGATGATGGAACGTCCATTGATCTGGCTGCAAATACAGATTTGAATACAATTGTAAAATCGGGATTCTATGTAGGAAGTCAACTCAAAAATACACCGAATAATTCTGTATACACATGGTTTGTATCTGTAGAAACAGCTACAAGTTTAGCATTTGTTCAAAGAGCTACATTGCTAGGGAATTTGAATGAGACATATATTCGATTAAATAACAGTGGTAAGTGGTCTGAGTGGTCTCGTTTTGTATTAGAGAAAGAGATTGTACCTAAAACAGGCGGTTCGTATACGGGAACGACCTATTTTAACACTGATAATGCTATTGTAATCGGTAGCCGTTCGTATAAAACAGTTCTTCATAAAGGCACACAAGGACAACTTGTTATTGCTCCTTCTACAGAAGAGCAAGGAGATAATTGGGATTGGTCAAAGCGGGTTGAAATCAGGCCAGATGGTACTATCAAACAAGCGACAGATACAGGTTGGAATACCCTCCCTACAACTGGTGTAGAGACCATTGCTGATAGGATAATGAAGTACAAGAGAAGTGGGGAGCAGATATCTGTCATTGGATCAGTTAAAAATCCGGCAAATACAACCGTATTTGCAACACTTCCAGTTGGCTTTCGACCTGTGCAAAATATCGCTTTTCCGGCACTAGCATATGGAGCTGTACCAACAGTTTGTGAAGTTACAGTTAAAAGTGATGGTGGAATTTTCGTAAATGGTGTTCAGAGTGGAAATACCATTCATATTGCGATGAGCTATTTAATTTAATTATTACAAATCAGGCGTGCATAAGCAGGCTTTTTTATTTTGTATAAAATAGGGCTTTGATTCAATTCATCAATCAAGAGGAGTGATTTCACTTCTCTTTTTATTTTGAGGAGATGATCGGTGTGAAACGAATAGTAGATCAAGTAATTTATGAAAAGCATGTTAGCCAAGAAAATAAAAACCTAGTCAAAGATTTTCTTATTGAAAAGAAAGCACAAGGGAAAGCGGCAAGCACTTTACAGCAATACAATTGGGATTTGCGAATTATTTTGTTTCTAATACATCAACACTTTGAAAATAAAAATCTGGTTGAATTAACACGTAAAGATATTCGAAACTTATCTATTATTTTTCAAGAAATGAGAATGTCTAATGCGCGTGTAAATGGATTGATGAGCGCTTTACGTTCAGCACTTGAGTTTTGTGCAGATGATGATGACTATGATTATGAATTTAATGTAGGTTCACGGGTCCGTGGTTTACCTAAGAACCCGATTAGAGAAATTACATTTATTACTGAGGATCAGATTAATTGGTTAATCGATGAATTACTTGAGCAAGAAAAATATATGTTAGCAACGTATTTAGCACTTTCATATTACAGTGCAGCTAGAAAGAATGAGGTATACCAGGTTCAAAAAGAAGGGCTGAAAGAACAATATTATACAAATGTGGTACGAGGAAAACGCGGTAAGAAGTTTAGATTATATTACAATCACCGGGTGCAGAAATGCATTCGTTTATATATAAATCAGCGAGGTAAGGATACTATTCCAGATTTGTTTGTGCGTGTTTATAAGAATGGTGAGAGAAAAAGATTGAACAAGAGTGTATTTAATTATTGGTGTGACATATTTGCTAAGATGCTGAACGAAAAGGAAGGGAAGGAATTTAAAATGAATCCACACTGTTTCCGACATAGCAGACTAGATAATTTGAAAGTACAAGGAGTACCACTTGAAAAACTAAAATCACTCGCTAACCATTCTGATATTTCCACAACTGAATCTTATCTAAAAGATAGAAGTGAGGAAGATATTGCAGAGATATTTGGAATGGACCCAAGTTGCTTTGCAGCTTAAAAAGGAGAGGGAAAGATGGATCGTATTGATGTACTATTGAAAACATTTATAGCTACATTTGGTGGCTTCTGTGGGTATTTCTTGGGAGGATGGGATGCGACATTGAAAGTCTTAGTGACGATGGCAGTTATTGATTATTTAACTGGCATGATTGCAGCAGGTTATAACGGAGAGTTAAAAAGTAAAGTTGGTTTCAAAGGCATCGCCAAAAAGGTGGTGCTTTTTATTTTGGTCGGTGCGGCCGCCCAGCTCGATACAGTACTTGGGAGTAACAATGCAATTCGTGAAGCGACAATCTTCTTCTTCATGGGTAATGAATTGCTTTCACTTTTAGAAAACGCTGGACGAATGGGTATCCCACTTCCACAACCATTAACAAATGCAGTTGAAATTTTAGGTGGCAAACAAAAACAAGAAGAGAAAAAAGGAGATGTTCAATAATGGGTTACACTGTAGATATTTCAAAATGGAATGGTGATATTAATTGGCCTGTGGCAAAACAATACATTGATTTCATCATCGCTCGTGTACAAGATGGTTCAAATTATGCAGATCCATTATATAAGGGATATGTACAATCCATGAAACAACATGGCATTCCTTTTGGCAACTATGCATTCTGTCGTTTCGTTTCTGAGAATGACGCACGTGTAGAAGCTCGAGATTTCTGGAATCGCGGAGATAAGAGTGCGACAGTCTGGGTGGCTGATGTAGAAGTGAAAACAATGGATGATATGCGAGCAGGTACACAGGCTTTTATCGATGAATTACGTAGATTAGGTGCTAAGAAAGTTGGTTTATATGTTGGTCATCATATGTATGCACCATTCGGAATGGCAAATGTAAAATCTGACTTTGTATGGATTCCTCGTTATGGCGGGAATAGACCAGCTTATCCATGTGATATCTGGCAGTACACTGAAACAGGAAATGTACCTGGTATTGGAAAGTGTGATTTGAATGAATTAATTGGAAGCAAGTCGTTAGATTGGTTTACAAATAAATCGTATAAAGAAGAAGGAGTGGAGATTATCGTGAACAAACATAATAAGGTGGTTACTTATGAATTTGGTGTAAATTTAGTTCCTGAAATGATTCAAATGATGGATAAGCTTGGATACACTTCAAAAATTGTTTCTCGTGGAGATCGTCAAGGGCTTGTTTATTTTGAGTCGGATTATCGTCAAGGCAGCGATTTAGATAAAGCGACAGCATGGTTAGATGCTAAAGGATTAAAGTATTACTATACAAAAGAATAATTTTGTAAACAAAAAGGGCCATCATTTGATGGCTCTTTTTTTGTTTCTACGATTTTTTAAATTCATTTTTTATTCAATGCGCGGAATATAGGTTTTAGAATTTTACCGAATATGCGGTATGCGTTGAAAATAGATCTTATGACTTTCATGTAATCTCCACCTTGAAATTTATTTAATATTAGATTCTTCTTCGATCCAAATATCTTCTACATGTAAATTTAATGTTTTTGCGATTTTAATAGCATTTCGTAAAGAAGGCTCACTTTTACCATGTACGATTTGACTTAGTTGCTGTGGTGTAATTTGCACTCTTTTTGCTAACGCTCCTTGTTTTATCATCCGATCATCTAAAATTTCTTTGAGCCTACATTTCATATCTATTCACCTCATCTTCGTATATTCGATAACAAAATGAAAATTCCTATTTATTTTTTTTAAGATGGACAAACAAGTTTTTATTTTCTAGTTCATATACCTGTATCAAGACCACGAGGAATACCAAGTGGAACTAAGGACATCAAGAAGGGGGAGGATTACATGCGTTGGCAGTATAACCATTTGAATACAACTCCATATTTACATCCTTCAAAAGAATTACAGTCTATGTACAATGAATCAAGATCCAGATCAGAAACAGAATCAATTATGAATCACATGAAAAATCATAAAGTGTTTAATAAAAAGGAATATAAAAGATATTTCAGTTTATCCCAGATTATCGAAGAGGATATATACGGTGAGGAAGAAGACGTTTTAAATTGGGAAATCCTAATGGACTGTTATGATGTAGTCCTTTCAAGAAAAGGTATTATATTCCGTGAAAAAGAAGAGGAGGAATAGGTATGACACTCGCAGGAGAAGCGGTAGTTATTTGGACGGCGACAGGTTTGTCAGTAGTTGCAATGAAGGTGGCGGAAAAAATGGGGAAGAGTGTTCCACATTGGCTTCCACGTGTCACCTTGTACACAACACTTACAGGCTCGTTTCTATACCTTCTACGTTATGTTCTCGTTTTATTTCTATGAAGGCATACGATGTGGAAACCTTTTACTCCTTATGTCATAAGGAGTTTAGCTTGTATGCACGTATTCCTTGAAATAGGGATATATACCCTCTATAAGAGGGATATAGGGAGTGATTTTATGTTGGAGCTATTATCGGTACCGGTCGTTGGATTATTGTTCGCTATATTCGGTGATAAACTTAAAAGTAAAGATGATGACCGTAAAAAGATACAAGTATTTTTTGAGGTAAGTGGAATTGCTATCAGGATTGGGGAGAGATTACAGTATCCGGTTTTTCTTGAGCAAAAAAATGATGATCGAAGCACAACTTATGTATATAGATTACCGGTAGGGATGCCAAGTAAAATTATTCAGAAAGTTGAGGATGTTGTTTCTGAAGGATTGAACAAACCTGTTCGAATTGATTACGACAATTACAAATTAAATATTCGTGTTTTTCATAGAGATATACCGAAAAAATGGTCATGGTCTACGGATTTAGTGACAGAAGGGAAATGGCGTGTACCAATGGGCCAAAGTTTAGAAAAACTTATCTACCATGATTTTGATAAAACTCCACATATGGCACTAGGTGGTCTCACCCGAATGGGTAAGACGGTGTTTTTAAAGAATGTAGTTACTTCACTTACTTTAGCGCAACCAGAGCATATTCATTTATACATTATTGATTTAAAAGGCGGTTTGGAGTTCGGGCCATATAAGAATTTAAAACAAATAGTTTCCATTGCTGAGAAGCCTATAGAAGCCTTTATGGTATTAAAGGATATTCTTGAGAAGATGGAAGAGAAAATGCAATACATGAAAGATAGACATTATACAAACGTTGTAGAAACAAGTATTAAAGAGCGTTATTTCATTATAGTAGACGAAGGCGCTGAATTGTGCCCTGATAAAAGTATGAAAAAGGAGCAACAAAGATTATTAGGAGCTTGTCAACAAATGCTTTCTCATATAGCGCGTATAGGTGGTGCTTTAGGATTTAGATTAATTTTCTGTACACAGTATCCGACAGGAGATACATTACCACGTCAAGTGAAACAAAATAGTGATGCGAAATTAGGTTTTAGGTTACCGACTCAAACAGCTTCAAGCGTTGTTATAGATGAACCGGGATTAGAATCGATAAAAAGCATTCCTGGACGTGCAATTTTTAAAACGGATAGGCTTACCGAAATACAAGTTCCTTACATTAGTAATGAAATGATGTGTAATTATTTAAAACAATATGAGGTGGAGAAACATGAGGATGCAAACGCATATGCAAATCAACCGTCAAATGGCGATACTTGCGACGATTAGGAAGCTACAGTTTGCAACAAGAAGGCATTTAATGAGTGTGCATGAAATGGGTGGGATAAGAAATGCAAATCGAATTATGAAGGATCTCTCTTCTTACACGAGTAAATTAACTCACAATAAAGAATATGTTTATTATTTAAATCAATCAGGGCACAAGTTATTTGGTGAAGGAAAAGTAGTTCATCATAGTAGAGTAGCACATGCTATTTTACGTAATGAAGCATGGTTACAACTGTTTTGTCCAGATGATTGGCAGATTGAAACAGAAATAAGGTATATAAAAGATGATAAGAAAAAGAAGATTATTCCAGATGTGAAGTTTCGTGATGAAGATAGGATACTTCATGCAGTAGAAATAGATCGTACTCAAAAGATGGTAGTCAATGATGAGAAATTAAAATGTTATGAAGAGTTTACTAAAATATATAAGCAAAAATATAAAGGAAAAGTGCCAGTTATCCATTTCTTCACCATTACAAAATATAGAGAAAAGAAGTTGGAGCAACTGGCAGCAAAATATGATGTGTTTGTAAAAGTATATGTAATCCAAGAAATTTAA